AGTTGAACTTAGATCGAAAGTATTTGTCACAGAACCGCCTTGCACATAAGAAATTACTGCAGCAACGGTAGGGAGAAAACCGTCACTGTCAAAATTCTCAAGGCCATCTGCGGCAGTCACAAATCGATATGCGGTAACATCATTGACAACATCAGTCAAAGAACCAAATTTGATATCGCCAGTCATATCAATATCACCGCCAACGATCAGGTCGTTATTCACGACCAAATCTTGGTTGATAATCGCAGTATCACCAGAATCAGTAAGATTGGTCGAAACGCCTGCTAGTAGATTAGCGAGCGTAATCTTCTTTGTAGTCTGAGCCGAAACATCGTTCACTACAAAAACATCATCGTTTTGAACAATTTGTAGTTCGGTCAGTTCTGAAATTCTAATGTCTGCCATTTTCTTTCCTCAGCAATCTAGCAATATTTAGAGCGACGCACTTTCTGTGAGTGTGCCTGCAATGGACATATTACCCGACGCATCAATTTTAGCCTTTTTAACACCGTTGTATGCAAAGAACAATTCATTTGCACTTTCGTACATTTCCCAGTTATCAGTAGCAAACACACCCGTCGATAATTTTTCTCTGAACGGATTGTATGTCAGACCAATATTCGTATTTACATTATCATTACCAGAAGTTGTGCTACCAAGATGCAGATAATATGTTGCACTATCTGTTACTGCAGTCACAGCCACATTTGCTGCATTTGTCGCACTTAGAGCAGCAACATTGGTAAGACTAGAGCCATCACCAGAAAAATTCTGCGCGCTAAGAGTAAATGTTTGAGGATCGTAAGTCAGATAAGAAGTGGTGTTTACACTGTCCATTCCAGTCTGTAAATTTCTCAACATGAGATAATGCACACCACTGGAATCATTAAGTATTTTTGCATTAACCAAAGTTGCTTGCGAATTCAACGCTTCTGCTGGAATGTTTGTCAGCCCAGAACCATCGCCGAAAATAATACCACGAACTATTAGATCGCTGTCTATTGTGGTCTCACCAGTAATTCTAAGACCTGTAGCAGAATCAATTGCGTTTGCTAGAGCATCACCAGAAGTGAGAGCAAAGGTTGCAGTCGCAGCACTATCAGCAAGAACGCCAGTTAAAAGACTGCCATCGCCTTGGAAAGAACCCGCAGTCAAAATATTCTGAACTGGATTATAAGTTAAGTCCGGGTCAGCAGTTACAACTTGAGAGCCTGTTGTAGAACTAACGAAAGTGAGAAAGAAATCTGCATTGACCGCCGAATCGTCAATGTCAACTTGCGCAGAAGATGCTGCATTAAGTGCAGACGATAGAAGATTTCCTACTGTAATTTGCTTAGTAGTATCTTCGCTGGTATCGACGACGACAACAACATCAAGGTTATCCGGCTCTTCGTCGAGAATCGGCAAATCTGAAATTTTTACGCCAGCCATCTGTTAACCTCTTTCAATCTGTGATTTCAATTCTTTAACTTCATTCTGCAGTTCTTGAATTGCAGCAACTAATATTGGTACCATCTTGCTATAACTAACGGTCTGATACTTTGGATTTCCATTTTCGTAAACATCATCTTTTTCGCCGTTCACAAGATACGGGATTGTTTCTTGCAGTTCGTCAGCAATAACACCAATTTCTCTTGACAAAGAAGTTGCAATGTTATACTCATAAACATCAAGATTCGCAAGGGTTTCTAACGCACCAACATAAGGCTTGAGATTAGACTTTGCACGGCGATCAGACAACTCGCCGTCTACATAAGATTTGATCGCAGCAACAGTAGGGATTGAAGTATCATTGTTGTTACTTACAACACCATCTGCTTCGTCTACAATACGGTCAACTACAACATTACCAATTTTTAACTCGGTCAGAACAAGACCGTCACCAGAGTCGGTACCGTTTGTTATTGCGTTTGCGAACAGATTAGCATAAGAAATTCTTTTTGTGGTCGTTTGACTTGCGTCATTCACCACAAAATAATCGTCAGGCGCGACAGTGTTCAGTTCTCTGAGCGTTGATATTTTAATGCCTGCAATTGCCATCTTGATTCCTCAAAAAATCGTTTTAACTATTTATGCGTTTACCACAGTAATATTGACAATTCCAATTTCTGATTTACCACCCGTAGGTGATGCTCTATAAACGAAACTGTCTGTGCCTGTAAAGCCCGAATTTGGCGTGTATCTAAACAAGCCTGTATTTGTATTGATAACAGAAACAGAACCATTTGAAGGATAACCACCTGCAGCGATAGTGTACTTCACTTCGTCTGCTTCAAAGTCATCATTTGCCGCAACATTGATATCAATAAAGTTGGCTGAAGTCAGGTCAAGTGTCACTGCATCATCAACAGTATCTTTTTCTGACGGTGTGACAATCACTGCAACCGTTGCTCTAATACTTCCACCACCAGTCAAATTGGCTTGAACAACAAAAGAATCATTTCCAAACCAGTCTGCGTTTGGTGTGTATGTCCAACTGCCGGTCGAAATAATACGACCCGTTTGTGTCGTAGTGTTTTCTGTTAGTGTAGCAGTTGCTGTTCCATTTGTAGGCTGTGTCGATATCTCAAGCGAGGTAACTTCTCGTGGCGCATAGGTAATTTTGAAATTCGAATTTGTGATGGTTCGATCTTCAGAAGAAATTCCGTCTAGACCCGCAGAAGAAAATCCTTCAAGCGATACTGTAGAAAGAATACCTGTTTTGCCAGTTTCGTAGAAGTTAACATCCGCTTGCGTAATGACCGCACTAGAAGCCGCAATGTTTTTATATAGACTGACTTTCATTTCAAAATCAAGTGTGTAGATAATTGAACGCCTTGCTTCAAGCAAGCCTTCGAAGTCATCGCTGAATGTAATGCCAGTCAGCGTGATAGGTGTATCTTCTTTTGTGTCGAAGTTATCAAGTGGCTTTACTGTCACTGTATATTGCGGTGTGAAGTAAGGCAAAATCTGCTCTACAATCTGCAGTGCATCGTCCTGTGCTTTTGCATACACATTCAACTGAAAACTAATTGTGTAGGGAACTGGTGCATAGACTTCTTGACCTCTATCGTTTAGATCATCAGGAAAGGTTACACACTTATTCATCTTAGGCAATTGACGAACCGCATCGTAATTCATCGAAGTAATTTCAAATGACATACGAGGCAGTTTGATTGCTATTTGACGCTCAGCCTCTTCACCATCGCGCATGGCATCGATTCTAGCCAGAAAGTCTCTTCTAGGCGCATAAGACAAAGGCACCTTGACCTGGCTGATTACATCACCTGCTGCGTCAGTACGCACAACATTAATGTTATTAAACAGCGAACCAAAAACAGCCACTGCTTTGCGTACTCTTTGATGATAAAAATATGAGCCAAACATTATATTGGATCCCCAAATGGATTGCGCTCGGTAAAGTCTAGAATACCCGTTGCTTCTGTATCGAATGCATCGTTTTGCTGACCTTCTTGCAAGTCTTCTTCACCCACAGCCTTTGGCTTACCGCCAATACCACTTGCATTTTCGATTCGATAAAGTGTGCTAAAAGTATGTACTTCGCCATCATCAGCACCTTCGTGCGCGACCCACACTTTGTAGTTAGAAGAATCTGCTGCATCAATCTTGACAACATCACCAGTAATGGTAAATCCATTTGGATTGACCTGTGTCAGCGTATCGCCAATCTCAAATTTACCAGTTGTCTGTGCTAGATCAAAGGTGAGAAGTTTCTGATATGCGTGATAAGTTTCGATATCATCAAGTTCAAGACCTGTATCAAAGTCTTCGTCATTGTACTCAAACATTTCTGCACGAATACGAAAGACTGGCAAGTCTTTGAGTTGATAGAAAGGATTCTCGGTTTCTACTTTTGTGATTTCAAAAAATGTTTTTGAAAGAGTAAGGTAGATTAGATCACCTTCGCGAGGTCTATACAGTTGCGAAGTATCAGTGTTTTCATAGTACTGAATGGCGCTATTCCAGCGACGGCGAGCAACAATAAAAGTCGCTGCATCGCGAATCTCTACGCCAAACTTTGTGAAAAGATCCCCTTCCCCATCAAAGCCTTCGGTGTTTTCAATGTACATTTCAATACGATATGCATTGTCAAACCGAGAAGTCGCATCATCGTCAAAGATTGTATCGCGCTTGACTATTTCACGAGGCAAATAATAAACATCTTGCCCATAGATTTTCATCGACTCTATTATAATATCTTCATAAAGTCGCTGTTCTGCTGAAGTGCCCTGAGTGAAATATCGATTGATTGCCATGTTAACCCACGAAGAAGTCTACTGGTAACTCTTGCTCGGTTCTCAGTTTCTCTTCTAACCTTTCAATGTCAGCAGTTGCGTCTTCGAAGATTTGTCTACCGTTTAGTGTAACACCACCAGGTAATTGCATCCCTTCGAACTTACTAAGGTTTGCACCCCATTGCTGCTTGATTAGCGCAGTGGTGTAGTCTTTGATGAACATGTCATTATAGATGCTGGTGTGTGTATCTGGATCAATCGTTTGAAAAACTTCTGCTACAAGATAGTCGCCTGCTTGCAGGTCTTTGTCTTCGAAGTCGCCCCAAATGTATAGGCGATTTTGACGACGCGAGAACTTCACAGTAGGATGTCCGTGGAGTTGTAAATCAATCATGCTCAGATACTGCTCCATCTGATACAGATAGGCAAGATCGCCAGCAAAGTTGATAAAGTCACCCATGTTATTCAAAAACATTTGATAACGAATGTCAAAGAGATTGCCAGACGAACCAAATGTAGAAGAGAACGGGAATACTTTCGAAACAAAAAGAATGTTTGACGAAATAGGCACATAGCCGTTCGTAACATCATCTGCAGTTACCTGATACTTTAGATAAGTGCGAATCGTCGCATCGCTATGAAACTCTTGGTACTTTTGAATTGCATCATCTACTTTGTCTTCAATTTGATCCACATCAACATTGATTTCAAGCACAGGCTCGCCGAGTCTGCGCAGGCAGAAGTCAATTAGTTCTTGTCTAGAAGATGGTGATGCCATTGATTAACCCCAGAGAATTCCGCCAGCAGAATCATAGATAACTAGACGACGACCAGATCCATCTAAGAATTGATTGCCAAACTGCAAAGTACCGCCAATAGAAGCACTGTCGGTTGTAGTGACTTTTTTGACAGTGATTGGATTGTCTGTAGAATCACCACGAGTTGTTACTGTTTGAAGTGTGTCTCCTTCAGAATCTGCAACAAGCGATCTAAAGCCAATTTCGTTATTGCTATCAATAGTCAGAAAAAGGTTTTCAAGAGGCGCACTGTCTAACTGTGTTAGACGGAGTTTACCAAGAGTTAGGCGATTCAGACTAGGGTTATAAGTTAAATTAGTGTCTGCGTTTACACTGTCAGTGCCTTGCGATACAGATGCGAACAGAGGGAAGAATTCTGAATCAGCATTTGTAGATTCAATTTTAATTTGCTGCGACGACGAAGCAACATCACCGCCAGCGTCAGCAGAATAAACTTCGCCTGTAACTTCGTCAATGTAAAGAGCAAGCGTGGTTTTGTTTGTCTCAACATTTCCAATGAAAAGTTTGTCGCCGACTGACAGACTAGAGTCAAGAACAACTGCTTTGTTTAAATTCCATGTATCAGTGCTTGCGGTATATTCTATTGTTGCGTTTGCACCAGCAACGGTAATGCCTGCACCGTCAGCCGCTGCAGCATTAGGCGCGCTGTCAGCAAGAACAATATTCTTATCGTTAACAGTAAGAGTGGTCGAGTTGATCGTGGTGACTGTGCCGTTGACAGTAAACCCACCAT